AGGTGTCTGTTAATTCCGCCACCACGTAATAAATAAGGCAATCTCTTACATAGCTTTTTAGCAGGGTTATTTCATCTGCTATTAAATTATTGCTCTCAATACCTACCTGCAAGCGTTCGTACAATCCTGAGCCTAATAAGGGCAAAATATACATATCCTGACAAACCTTTATCTCAGGCACAATCATTTTGCTATCAATGTTTGAGTGGATTTGCGTCCGCTCATAAATATTCTCAGGGCTTATAAATAAAGTATCTCTCATTTTTTATTTTTTACGAATAACGAAATTTTGCACCCAACGATGTCTGCATGATACCGACCGCTCCCCATCCGGCTTAGTCCACCAACCGCCACGCCTATCCCACACACTATACCCTAATCGAGCGCTCATTGTTTCAATATCAGAGCGTGAAAAGAATTTATCCATATCCAAAAGCCTACGGCAAAAGTCACGGTTACGATTGTCGCGCGGCCCTTCATAACTATACATTATTTTTTGCTCTAAGGTGCGGGGCTTTTTATCCGTTAAATCGCTCAAAGGCTCCGGCATAGTGCGCTCAATTATTTCATCAACGCCAATCTTTTTAACCGCCGCCACAATCAAACCACCCTCCAATAAATTTGCAATGATATCCGTAACCTCATCAACAGGCATCTTTAAAGCCTTACCGATAACTTCAGGCGTTATTCTCTTATCCTTTTTGATAAGGTCAAGAATGTTTACTTCGGCCTGTGTTAGCTCTTCCTGAAAGTTATAACGTGCGCGGGATGCAATTACATTGTAATTATCTTTACTTTCCCCATGCGCCGCAAATTCTGCCAACAAAAGTTCTTCATTATCCTGAGCGCTAAACTCCATATCGTTATCTATGGAAAGCATTACATTAATTTCATCATCGGACAAACCAAGTGAAGATTTAAGCAATAACTTAGCCTGCTCCTTATTGATACGACCTTTCTCAAAATTGCGGATAATCCGATTAACGCCCTGCCATTGCCTTCCTGTTAAGTTCTTTAAATTCTCATTAACCTGCGCTAACGGTTGTGCAGGTTGCCCGGTAGTTTGCACTTCAGGTTGTGCAGCTTCAGGATACTTTGCTAAATCAATACCCAGCTTCTCCAATATCCATGCCTTTGGTGCAAACTCTTTAATTGTAGCTTCACTAAATTCAAAGGCAATAGGCTCAATAGGTGCAATCACCATTTCGCCTTCAACACCAAACAAAGTGCTTATTTCAGTAAACAAAGTTTCCAATGACCTTTGCTTATCATTTACATAGGTATTTTTAAATATTTCGTATGCATCCCGCATCTCACTACGCCCCCCTAATTGCCCCTCTGTTTTGATACCAAATAAAATAGGCGAAGTAATTTGATGTCCCGCAAATATCTGCTGCTCAGTAGTTTTATTTAATATGTCGAAATGCTTATCTAAGTCAGTATTTGATAAGTCCAAAACGGTCGGAGCCTTTGCAGGGTCGTCGCTAAACGACAACACAATACCGCCCGCATTTTCGCTCCCCGTAAATTTCTTTTTAAATTTAGTTTCAACAACTTGCTGCTCTTCAGGCGAAGGCTTACCCTCATTGAAATTTATCAACTTGCTGCTAAACATACCATTTTTGATAGTGCTTAAATGGTATTTAGAAAGCTCAATATCGACTTCAATCCAATTCAATGCGCCGATATAATTAGGGTATGAATATGTTTCTAATCCCGGTCTATATTCCTTATAAAACAATATCTGCTTTCCCTCCTTTACCGCTGGGTTGTAAGCCGCCACAATCTCAGGCTGCGTCCGTGTTGATTGCGTCCAGTCCTTTATAAAATATTGCGTATTGTCCTTATTTGTACGTACTTTATGGTAAGGAATATGATACACTGCGCCAACATTGCCCAAAGCGTTATAATGAAGCTCAATATACACACCGCCAAAAATCTCAATATCAGTAGAAAACTTTTTGAGTAAATCATTTATGGTTTCATTCTTATTGGGTACTAATTCCTTTGTACTATCATCTTTATAAGATATGCCATTGCCTATAATGTAATTAACTTTACCCAACACAATACCGTTATGCTTGCTGCTTTTATTAAGCTTCTCGAGTAATTGATTAGGGTAAAGATTATCCTCACCGAATTGAACGTAACCTTTGCCGGGAAGCTCAACCATCATAGGCAGCTTCACATCTGCGAACTTTATAAAACTTATATTAGGATGCATCGTACATTTTGAATTTAACGTCCTGTGAATATTGCGTGTAACTTATATTCGTATTGTCATCTAAAAACATCAATCCGCTTTCTAATAACCCCAACCCCGTAGGGTTTACATTCGTTGAACTTGTTTGCTCATAAATATCGTAACGCCACCACCCCTCTTTATAATCTGCAAAATACGTATTTACCGGAATAGTAAACTCATTCCAGCGCTCTTTATTTGTAGATACGTCATGCAAATAATCCTTTATAAAAGTAACTGTATCATTCGTGCCTCTATTCGTAAAGACAAACAAATAATAAGGCGAATCAATAGTCTGCTTCTCCTTAAGAGTGCAAATGATTGTCGCCGTCGTTCCTTTTATAAATTTAAACATATCTATTTATAAATACCTTAAAACAAAAACCCCGCCCGGAAGGGCAGGGCTCAAAATCAAACCAATCAACAAAACAAACTATCCTGCGGTTTCTAAGGCACTTGCCACAGAGCTATTCACTTCTAACATCGGCTCAGGCTCACTACCTGCAAAGGTAAGGTCAAACCCGCTTCTATCTCCGAAAGCAGTACCCGTTCCGAGTGTACCCGTTGTAAAATCAACACCGCGTGTGCGACCTACTAACCAATATTTGCCGTTATTATCTTTTGCAACTGCAATAAGTACGTTTTGTGCTAACAATTTAATCTCATTGCGCACCGCAACGTTTAATTTATTAACTACTAATTTCAACTCAGAAGCATAAAACACGGTTCCGTTTTGAACGTTACCCGTCATTGTTTCTGTTAAAGATCCAGTTTCTTTGGGAAGTTCGTACTTCCAAAATCTTTTACCAGATGCTTTTGTAAGACCTGTTACAACTCCGCTCGCTTCGGCAATAGATGAAACATTATTTCTTTCAATAAAGTATATTTCAAGTATACCGCCCGAAGAGTCTTTACAGTCTAATGTATAACCTGATGTAAGTGCGCAAGGCATTGTATTAAATTTTTATAAGTGAAAGGGGGGTTTTTACGCCCCCCTTATAAATTAGGCTTCGAACTTCACGATCTCATCAACAAAGGCGAACTGTACACCTATCTTCATGCGAGCTGTGAATTTGATGTTCTCATCATCTTCAGACCAACGGATCCAGAATTTGTTCTCTTCGTCAAGTAAATCAGTACCTAAGAAGATATTGCTCATTCTGAAAGCGTAGATACAAGCGTCAGCATCAGCGCTATCCAAACCGTGAACAGGGATTATTTTATAATTTGATCCGGGGATTGTGAACACCGCATTGTTTTCATCCCATTTTGCGTCAGGAGCAAAGTGGAACAGATTCTGATCTACGTATGCTTGGATCAGATAAGAGAATGTAGTCCATCCGCAGAAGATACGAACGTCATCCTTACCTTGAATCTTAGCAGGTAACGCTCTGATAACTGCAAGAACAGCGTTCTTTGCGATTGTTGCACTATTGATAGTAGTTGCAGGAGTACCGTAGAATCCGGTAGTATTTGCATTTACAACCGATCCACCACCAGCAGTTACTAAAGTTTTGATACCGTCGAACTTATTCAAAAGACCGTTAGTACCTGCACTTCCTGTTGCGTTAGCAGTCCACAAAGCAACCTCAAGAGCTTCAGCTATTTTCTTAGCTTTTTGATCTGAGTAGTCAGCAGCGAAAGCAGCAGAAGTGTACTCACCACCAGCTTTCAGAGCTTGTTGAGTGTAGTAAGGCTCAAGATCCTTATCGCAAAGGATTTCGTTTACTTTTACTTTACCTACAGTCAAAGTGCGTTGAGTGAAAGTGGTAGTTCCTGAAGCGTTGAATCCGCAAGCGCTATCGTCTTGAAAGAATACATCGGTATCCATTCTTCCAATAGCTTCAGAAGATTTAACACCTACGCGAACGTTACCGAGCGCAAGAATTTCCTTTTGTGTTCTGGCTTCGAAAACTGAGTTCTTAACCAGCAGATCTACGTTTTGCTTAGTATATGCGGCTAAGCCCGTTACATTGTATGCCATTTCTATTTATTGTTTAAAAAGGTTAATAAGATTATTTAATTTTTCTTCTTTGCTTTCCACTTGCTT